TACCCGGCTAGTAGGTCCACTGAAGTTGATCAAATTCTACAAGATCTCGAATCGACAGAGGTGTCTTCAGACATCTTATCTGAATACTTCGAGAGGCTACAACAACGGGAAAGGGCCACGCGGATTGCTAAAGCTGCGCTTATGGTCTCCGAGGGACTGGCACCCGAATCCTCACTTGCAGACATTGAGACTCAACTTGTACGACCGCCGACTGAAATAGCGACGGATTTCGTAACCACTAACCTACATGAGCTATATGAACACGAAGTGGTACAACAGGGTCTCCGCTGGAGACTTGACTCGCTTAACAAAGCACTTGGGTCCCTTAGAAAAGGCGACTTTGGATTTGTATTTGCACGGCCTGAGACAGGGAAGACAACCTTCCTTGCTTCGGAAATTTCTCATATGGCTGCTCAAGCGCAAGGACCCATACTTTGGTTTAATAACGAAGAACAAGGATCTAAAGTCATTACGAGATGCTACCAAGCTGCTCTCGGAGTGTCTAGAACTCAACTCCTTGCGGACAGAGATGGAAACTACCGACGTTATCTTGAATCAACAGGTGATCGAATTAAGATTGTTGCTTCTCCTGCGACTTCTAGAAAAGACGTTGAACGGATGTGCCGCCAGTACAATCCAGCTTTACTTATTTTCGACCAAATCGACAAGATAAAAGGATTCTCAGATGATCGAAATGACTTGGAACTCACTGCTATCTACGAATGGGTCAGAGAGCTTGCGAAGGAGTTTGCTCCAGCAATTGGAATCTGCCAAGCAGGTAATAGCGGAGATGGAAAACGATGGCTTACAATGTCAGATGTCAATAACAGTAAGACAGGCAAACAAGGAGAAGCCGACTGGATTCTGGGAATCGGTAAAACGCTTGATGACTCCCAAGAGTTCGTTAGATTCCTCCACCTGAGCAAGAACAAGCTTGGGGGCGATATGGATACAGATGAAGAAATGAGGCACGGAAAATGGGAAGTCAAGATTCGGCCCGATATTGCACGCTACGAGGACTACTAAAAGTGTCCCGAACTCTGAAGAAGTACACGAAGAGAACGAAAGAAGACGAAGCGCGAAGCCATGAATTCAATAAGCGACGACGCGAGGAGGAGCTAAAGCTCTTGGAAAGGCAAGTCAAAGAGGATCTAGATGCGGATAGTTATCGCGGATGTAGAGACAACTACGATTAACAAAGGGAATCCCTTCTCTGAGGGGAATGTAATGTGTACTATTGTTTTAAGGACAATCGATGAAATCAGTGCATCCAGTAGTCATTCTTCCGATAGTACTGTTGCTTTCACTATTGAATATGACTCTGAGCCTTATGGCCCTAAACTCCTCGCTATTAGAGATCTTCTGGAGCGAGCAGATCTCCTTGTTTTATTTAATGGGAAGTTCGACCTACATTGGATTCGCAAGTATATACCTGATATTTCATTCCCGAAGGTATGGGACGCGGCGTTAGCTGAGTTTATTCTCAGTGCTCAGAGAGCCCCTATGCCCTCTCTCGATGAGACACTCGCCAAGTATGGCCTAGAATTGAAACGGGATGTAGTCAAGCTAGACTACTGGGATAAAGGAATTGATACACGAGAAATTCCCCTTGACATTCTCATGGAGTATAACGTCCATGATGTCAACCAGACATACGAGGTCTTTAAGCGTCAAAAGCTTCTTCTCAAGGGGAACCAATTAAAGCTATTCCAGCTTCAGTGTGAGGATCAAAAGATCCTTGAGGAAATGGAATTCAATGGCTTGCTCATTGATGGTGAGCTAATGCAAGAGCGAGCCAAAGCCATGCAGTGGGAGATGGAAAAGATTTATCTGCAGCTTGGGCAGATCATAGACAGTGAAGGCATTAACTGGAACAGCCCTCAGCATTTGTCTGCGGTGCTGTATGGTGGTACAATCAAAATACCTTGTCGGGAGACAGTACACCGGACACTCAAGTCTGGACTGGTAAAAACATATGAGCGCAATGGCACAACTGTACGAAGGTTCGATCAAAGAATACAACCAATATCAGGAACGGAAGGAAGCGCAACGGAATCTCTCTCTGATGAATCTCTTGCGTTCGAGAACGCCAAGAGAATTGATGAGGGAAAGAACGAGATTCAACGGCATTGGTCGGTCGATGAGCCTACGCTTAGGAAACTTCGCGCAACCGGAAGTACTAAGCAGCTCATACAACTCTGCCTTACGCTCGCCGAATACGAGAAACTCGTCGGGACATACTACAATGGTATCCCCAAGCTTCATAGTGAACAACGGTGGCCTTTCCGTACCATCACCACAAGAGATGAGACAGTGGGAGAGAGTGGTTCTTCAGCCCTCGATCAGCACGGGCATCCCGGAACTGGAGGAGTGGAACAACCTCCAACCAGTACAAGTAGCCGAAATCGAAAGCAACGATTGGTAATGGAACTACATGGTCAATTCAATCAAACGGTGGCTGTGACAGGACGATTGTCCTCAAGCGGACCCAATCTTCAGAACTTTGCTGGGGATTTAAAGGAATGTATCATCAGTAGGTATCAGGATGCTGATTAACCTCGATGCGAAATCCCTTGAATGGGTCTGTGCAGCCTATCTTTCTCAGGATAAAGTAGCCCTGAAGGAATTGGAGACACCGGGATTCGACCTACATTCCGACAACCAGAAGGTCTATGAGCTACCTGCGGGTCCTGACGGACGCCTGATAGCCAAGATCTTTCTATTCAGGATGATCTTTGGGGGCTCTGCTTGGAGCTATGCGAATGATGCCCAGTTCCAGCACATCTCAGAGAAGCCTGTCTTTTGGCAAGGGGTTATAGATAAGACCTACCAGAAATACCAAGGTCTAGCTAAGTGGCACACCCACCTACAGCAGCAGGTATCGCTTACAGGGCGTTTAGAAATGCCTACAGGACGCGTATACACCTACGAACGTAAGAAGGGGTGGAATGGGGAGATGAAATGGCCTACAACCACGATCCTGAACTACCCAGTTCAAGGGTTTGGGGCAGATCTCCTGAGTATCATTAGGATATCTTTATTTAAACAAATGAAGTCCCGTGGTTTAAAAAGCTTGTTCGTCTGCACAGTTCATGATAGTATCCTTATTGATGCACTGAAGGAGGAAGTAGATGAGATTCTAGAAATGATTTTCCTAGCCTTTGATAGGCTACCAAGTAACTTCGAGAAGATCTTCGGCAAGCCGTTTAACGTAAGACTCGGGGTTGAAGTCCAAGTCGGTTACGACTGGAAACACATGCAAGATTACAAAAAGGGAATGAAACTATGCGAATTAAAGTTCTGAGTGTTGGTGAAGAAACTTCCAAGAAAAGCACCAAGGGTTTCTATAAGGTGTTCAATCTGTCGTACCTCACTGACGGCAAGAGCCGTAGCAAGGATATTCCAAACTTCGATAAGGCGACGTATGAAACGCTCAAGAACTCTCATGAAGGAGATGAGTTTGATATTACACTCGTCAAGAATGGAGATTTCACCAATTGGGGAGGAGTCGAAAAGGCTGTGGCTTCTAGCTCTAGTAGCGGCTCTACCTCCGGGGAAACAGGATCGGCAAGTAAGCGCGCCAGCACTTATGAGTCGAGTGAAGAACGGGCCGCTCGTCAGGTCTACATCATTCGACAGTCGAGTATCGCAAATGCAATTAACACTCTAGGTGCCCAGACCGTGGGGGCTGTTGATCCCGGTCAGGTCATGAGCATTGCCGAAATCTATACGCAGTACGTCCTTAATGGCCCACCAGTGGATGCAGGGGACTCGGTAAGCTAATGGCTATTGCTCTCATTGACGCTGATTTACTTGTTTATCGGGTTGGCTTCACTACCGAAGAGGTAGATGAGGCCATTGCCCGCTGGAGAATGGATGAAGTTATCCATGAATCGATACTCAAGCCACTCAATGCGGAGCGATATAAGTGTTATATTACCAGTTCGGATCATAGTAACTTTAGGTTCCAACTGTTTGCGCAGTACAAAGGAAATCGTGTAGCTCCTAAGCCCCGTCACTATGAAGCACTTCGGGATCACTTACGTCTGGCTCACGAAGCAGAAGTTGTGTTTGGAGAAGAGGCTGATGACAGGCTGGGGATAGATGCTGCTAAGGACCCGGATAACATAATCTGTTCAATCGACAAGGACCTAAAGCAAATCCCCGGTCGTCACTTCAACTTCGTCAAAGGAGAGTTGTTCGAAGTCTCAGCATTCGATGGAATGCGCTTCTTCTATATACAACTCTTGACAGGAGATAAGCCAGTTGATAACATTGAGGGGATCCACGGAATCGGCCCCAAAAAGGCAGAGAAGATCCTCGCAGGACTAGAGACTGAGCAGCAGATGTACGACGCTGTGCTAGAAGCATACAAGAAACATTACCCCTCGGATTATTTAGAGAGGATGCTCCTAGCCGGACGCCTTCTGAAGATCCGTACTAAAGAAGGAGAGATATGGCAGCTAAGGGAAAGTATAAGTCAGGCTTAGAGCAACTGGTAGCTCAGGTCTTTGATGCAAACAAAATGCCTTTCACATACGAGGACACTAGTCTTCGTTTCATTGTACCCGAGACTAAACGGCGGTACACTCCAGACTTCAAGCTAAAGTCACACCCTAACCTCTACATCGAAGCTAAGGGTCGATTCAGTGCAGCAGATCGTAAGAAGATGTTGTTGGTTAAAGAACAGTACCCCAAGCTAAAGTTCGTGATGCTATTTGGAAGAGCCCATAATACACTCTCTAAGAAGTCAGCTACTACCTACGGGGATTGGTGTGATGCTAATGGAATTGGATGGATTGACCTAAAGGAGTTTATTGCATGCCCATTGTCTTTGATAAAGAACAAGGTTGGATTGTCTCAAAGCCAACCAAAGAAGAACAAGCGGCCCTCACGCTCATTGGCAAAGCCATGATCGTTGAAGGTCTAGCAGGAGCCTACACTTCGGATAGATACAAGAAGTGGCTAGAGAACTCACCACGGAAGAATTTCTTCAACGCCTAATGACTACACACATGGTAATCCCAGACACCCAGATCAAACCCGGTACACGGATCGATCATATGGGATGGGCTGGTAAATATGCTGCGGCCAAAGAGCCTGATACTATTGTCTGGATCGGAGACGGTCCTGATATGCCTTCTCTCTCTTCCTATGATGTAGGTAAGAAGAGCTTTGAGGGTCGGACCTATAAGGCTGATATCGAGATCTTCAAGAAAGGTACTTCACTATTGATGAAGCCGATCCTGCAGAAGCAGGCGGCTCAACGAGCAGCTAAGGTGAAGGTTTGGAAACCTAAGCTTATCTATACGGATGGGAACCATGATTACAGAATTGTCAGAGCTATTGAGTCGGATCGAAAACTCGAAGGTCTCATCTCCCTCAAGGATCGTGGTCTCGAAGAATGGGGATGGGACGTACACCCTTACCTTAGCGTGGTGGTCCGCGACGGGATCGCATACTCCCATTACTTTACCTCGGGTATCATGGGTAGACCTGTCACTTCTGCTAGAGCTATGGTATCGAAGAAGCACATGAGTTGTATCATGGGCCACGTACAGAAGGCAGAGATTGACTTCCAGTACGATGCTCAAGGTAAACGCTTGACAGGTATCTTTGCAGGATGTTACTATCAGCATGATGAAGACTACTTAAACCCGCAAGGCAATGCTTCTACTTGGCGTGGGATCTGGATGCTGTATAATGTGAAGGATGGTGAATTCACACACAACAATGTCCCTCTCAGTTTCTTGAAAGGAAAGTATGGCGGGCGGAATTAAGTATGACTCTGGTAAACTACGTGTTGATCTTCTGGACCCTCTTGCTCTTGAAGGTATTGCAAAGGTACTGGGGTTTGGAGCTAAAAAGTATGCTGCTCATAACTGGCGTGGGGGTATTAGTTACTCTCGCCTTATCGGAGCTGCATTACGACATCTCTTTGCAATCATACGGGGAGAAGATATCGATCCTGAAAGTGGTCTGCCTCATATTGACCACCTTGGTTGCTGCTGGATGTTTCTTAGCAATATGATGAAGACTAGACCTGACTTAGACGATAGATATAAAGGAGAAAAGAATGGGAAGGCAAAGAAAGCTGACAATGGAACAAGCAAACGCAATCCGTGGCTCAAGAGAAAA